ATAGCCTTACTTAAACCCATATTTCCTTGAAGTGATAAATACATATTTAATTCCTCCTAATTACTTAGATAAAATGATTACTCATCAATAAAATAAAACGAAGATTTCTTTATCCCATCGGTTACGCTTCCGGCGGAGAGCACCGCCTTCATCTTCAGCATCATTTCTTAATGCTTGGTTGCGCCATCCTCGTGACCCTTGAGGATACCTCTATAAGATAAAGATACGGTTTTACTGGTGGTCAATCCAGTGGGTATGGAGTACCGTTAAACTCAATGAAGGTAGAGGTCTACCTTGCTATTAACGGAGAGGCACAACCCTCTCGCGCAGGAGATATACTCCTGGAGTTCCCTCTGTCTAACTTATATACCGCAAGTATGAGGTGGGTGGACCCGCAGGCCCAGTGCGGTCTGGTGGAGGTAAAGGGAATTAAACCCTTGTGTTGAACGCTTCACTTCGGTTTTAACGCCCAATCGAAACCAATCTACCCCCCATAAATTAGTATGGGTAAGCCAACCGATAACTATACTACGTCCATACCCGACATCTATGGACATCCCAATGGCGCGAAGGGTGAGATTCGAACTCACGGAACCCGTTAAGGTTCGACAATTTAGCAAACTGCTGCACTCGGCCTCTATGCGACCTTCGCGTATATAATAAAGTAGGTTAGGATTTGAACCTAACATAACTGTCATTCCGACAAACGCCCTCCGGTTTTATGAGCCACTACGGCACCCCGGCAATTATACAGTCTTATGATCTAAGCGTCTACCTATTCCGCCACTACTTCATATAATAGAGATTACAGATGGCAGTCTGTTCAAGAAGTCTCTATTACTTCTCCTAACGGACTTTCTGACTGTGTGGCTCGTCACACCAATTATGCTCTCTGGAGGTCATAAACATCCCGCTAGTTTATCTAGTACTAGCACCGCCTGACTTTTCTGCCAAGGTATCAGGAACACACCTTATTGGCTCCTAAGGCGGGACTTGAACCCACAACCACTTGGTTAACAGCCAATTGCGCTACCGATTGCGCCACTTAGGAATATATAAAAGATTTAGCTTCTGTTTATTTCACGAAGGCCCAGTCTTTGTATCCTTCTTTTCAGTACCTACTGGGTAATTTTTTATCTGCCCGGCTTTAGCAGAAGTGTTCCTCTTCACTCAAACTCTCTCCGGCCGCTTGCAATCGGTTTGGGAGTTAACTATTGCTAAATACTTTTTTCTTACTTTTCATATATATATTATACAGAAAATTTAAGAAAAAGTCAAAAATTATATGGAGTCGCATAAGGGATTTGGACCCTCACTAGCAGTTTGGAAGACTGCGATGCTACCAGTTACACCAATGCGACATAATTGGGTGGAAAGACGAGATTTGAACCCGCATCTTCATGAGCCACAATCATGCACTTTACCTATTAAGCTACCTTCCACATATCTAATTAATATTTGGAACATTATAAGAACATCTAGCTCTCATAGGCTTGGTTACTACATCGAAGCCCTCCCTCTCTACCTTAGCACTATTTCATTTCGGTCGCGACTTCTCACTTGATGTTTCAAGCACCTTATAATGTTCAAAATGTTAATTAAATTGGAGCAAGTAGAGGGAGTTGGACCCTCATTTCAACATTGGCAATGTCGTGTAATAACCGTTATACGATACCTGCATTTTGGCACCAAAGGTACGAGTCGAACGCATTACCACGAGATTTGGAGTCACGCCCCGGTCCTTCCAGGATTAAGGTTCCTCTGATGTATATTGGTGCCAGATGTGGGACTTGAACCCACAAAAATCTTCTTTTGAGGAAGCTACGTCTGCCTATTGCGCCAATCTGGCATAAATAAGTTTGGTCGAGCCTCAGAGAGTCGAACTCTGTGTACGCGCTTATAAGGCGCGCCCTCAATACCGTCGAGGACAAGCTCATTATAACAGCGGTTGCTCCCTATGTGTTTCGAACCACATAGGGCCGCCGCGCATCTTTTCCTTTAATTAGTTATTGGCGCTGAACCCTTCAAGACTGCGAAAAGGGACTCTGGTAGGTAAGGTGAGGCTCGAACTCACGATTCCATAAGGCCTCCGCGTTATCAGCACGGCGCTCTAACCATCTGAGCTACTTACCTATATAAAAATGAGGGAATTGATGTTCTTTCCACTTAAACTACCCGCCGCTTGCTACGGCGGCAGGCCGGGTGTCGAACCCGGATTTTCAATACCCAAACCCTTCATTATCTCCATTCCGACCAAAGAACTTCAAAAGCGAAGGGGCGCTCTCAATAAAGGATTTTGGTCTTATCCTCTAAATCGGAGACTTTGGCTCACGACCGGTACGATGCGCATAACTATTCGGTCTCGTGAACTTGTAGATTTCGGTAACTACCATCCGGCTCGCATTTACAGTCTACCGCCCGACTTTTGGTACCCGCACAAGGGATCGAACCTTGGACCTCCTGCTTGTAAGGCAGATGCTCATCCCGGCTGAGCTATACGGGTATATTAGTGGTCCCAATTAGGGAATTTACGACTCCAAACTATCTCTCCAGTTTCGGCGTCATAGAACTCATAAAGCATATCAGGCTGCCAACCCATATACTTCATTCTGCGGCCGTTCACATAGATAGCTTCTATGTCATCATCGCAGCAATCACTAAAACAAATAGCGTGCGCCGCATATTCGAAAACCTTATCTGCGATGTCATCTCTTACCAAAGAGTCTTCAAAAACCTTTGTGTAAAAACCTTCAGGAGATTTAACTACAACGAAGTTATCAGTAACATTAGTATATAGAGCCATTTGTTTTAATTTCCTTTCTCACTTTTTCTATATATATTATACAGAAAATTTACGAAAAAGTCAATTTTTTAAAATTGGTGTGAGAGGTTAGACACTACCCCAACCTTGTCTCCCAAGGGCACTTGCGCGCACAACCCTTCCAGACGCCGGCTTTCCAGGCCGGTCGCGTGTGATTCTTGCATACTCTCGACTGGTACTCCCGACAGGACTCGAACCTGCAATCTGCACTCGTTCGTAGCGAGGTAGTCTTCCAGTTGGCTTACAGGAGCATAAAATGTGGAGCTTCCAGTCAGAATTGAACTGACGACCTCATCCTTACCATGGATGCGCTCTACCTACTGAGCTATGAAAGCATAGAATCCAACAGAGCCTTATTCCAGGTATGCCCCGTGAGAAAGGTCATAAGGGATATTGGATAAAACTATTTACGGGCACCACCCCAAATCATATTTGTTTCGGGAGAATCTCTCTCACAAGATTATTCCCTACTCCGCGTGTTCGCAGCCGCGGCCGCATTATCTCCAAGAACTTATTAGGAACTTGAACCCGAGGACCGGTTGGAACGTTTTATGCCCCTGGTTATCCGGTTGACCAATGGTGGAACCAATGGGGGTCGAACCCACAACCTCCTGCTTGCAGGGCAGGCGCTCTCCCAGTTGAGCTATAGCCCCAAATTATTTGAAAACCAAGGCAGAGTGACGACTCTCCTAAGTCCAACTACGTCTCTCCCGTTCGCGGAATAATTGGATTACCTTGGTCTTGTAAGTTACGCAACTCGAGGCTATTCGCGAACTAGTCCCGAGATTAACTTTGGTATACAGGGTACTACCATTTCCCCTCATATACTTAACGGAGAAGTTTAACTCCGACCTTATCACAGACTGGTATCTGGCTGAACCTTTTCCGTACTACGTCGTCAGCTAACGTTCTGGTCGAGATGACAGGATTTGAACCTGCACGATTTCTCACTACGTCCTTAGCGTAGCGTGTCTGCCAATTCCACCACATCCCGATTTCCGGAGAGCGTGCGACCGTTACACTACTTGGTACCTACCGGACTCGAACCGGACTTCTCTCCTCTTGGTAATAAGTTTTTTAAAAGAACCTACCAAACTTTAATTAAAGGTTTAGATTAGTTTTCACCCAGCGCGGAGTTGAACCGTTCTCTCAGTTTCCCGAGCGTCCCACCACAGGACCAGCCGGGATACTCACTAATCATGCCTCTTGGTGGGAGAGGTAGGACTTGAACCTACAGAGTCAATGACAACGGATTTACAGTCCGGACCGCTACCAATTACGGGTTACTCTCCCATTTTTTGGTACCCCCAGTAGGACTCAAACCTACAACCCACAGTTTAGAAAACTGTTGCACTATTCGGTTGTGCTATGGAGGCATTTCTCTCTTTTTCATACATATATTATATATGAATTTTGTGAAAAAGTCAATTTTTATTTGGTACCTGCCGCGGGATTCGAACCCGCACCTTTACAGGGCTTAAACCTGATGTCTCTGCCATTTGGACGACGCAGGCATAAAATGGTGGCTCGACGGAGGCTCGAACTCCGAATCTTCGGCTTGAGAGGCCGACGTATTAACCAATTCTACTACCGAGTCATTTGGTCCGAATAGCAAGACTCGAACTTGCGACTTCCTGGTCCCAGGCCAGGCACTCTTCCAACTGAGCTATATCCGGATATGTGGTGCCTATTGTTGGTTTCGATCCAACCTAAGTCCCTGCTCTTCAGGCAGGCGCTATCACCAGATTAGCTTAATAGGCATTTTTACAAGTTCTTTTATCCTCTACTTGTAAAAGAGGGGCTTATTTACAAGAACCACTCGCCCACTATCGTAGTTTGGTCACGTTTTTGGCGACTCTAACGAGAGTTGAACTCGTGTCTTCAGCGTGACAGGCTGACATAATACACCGCTATACCATAGAGTCATACGTACGAGGTTTCATAAGTGGCTTTACTTATCCTCGTCGACAGGTTGATTAAGGATAACCTGAAAGAACTCCCGAAACCCGTAGTCCACTTTTTGGGCCTGGTACCCCCAGCGGGATTTGAACCCTGCGTCTACGCCTTGAAGGGGCGCCGGCTTGACCTGACTTGCCTATGGGGACATATAAATTAAATTTGACTTCTACATTCTTATTTCCGCGTGAGACCTAGAGCTTTATTTTTTATTCTCACCTTACTGTCGACTACTAGGAGCGCTTATATCCCGCATTTTCGGGCCATGCTGCTGTTCCATGAAGTATCTCTCAAGCCGCTAAGCAAGAGTTCTCATTGTCAAATTTACCCTACTTCTACCATTAGCGGCGCCAGCAATAGGGTGCTGCAATGGAGCCTTCCATGGGACTTGAACCCACAACCGCTTGCTTACAAGGCAAATGCACTACCATTGTGCTAAGAAGGCATATTGGTTGCAGGAGACGGAATCGAACCGACGTTAGCGAGCTTATGAGGCTCGTTAGGGAACCAACACCCTTTCCTGCCATCTCAACTTTTCATACATATATTATACTAAGATTTTACGAAAAAGTCAAAATTTAATTTGTCTACCTCTTAATATCAGGAATGTGCCCAATATGTACAACGCTATGTTTACTATATTTCATATATTTTTCACACAACTTAGTTAAATCGCGATAATAAAAATTCACACAATTATCGCATAAGTTAATACAATTCCCCTGATGATTAAATCCCCAACTTTGTATTACATCTCTACCACAAAAAGTGCAAATATTAGGTTTTAACATTGTTTTTCCCTTTCTTTCTATTTACCCTTCTTCATATCCACTATAATCAATAATCTTTACCGTTCCATCAGAAGTATAACCAAAGTTGCCGCTATGAAGGTCGTTTATATCATACTCATTTACAAACGCAAAGAGCCTATCAAGTCTACTTGTCTTACCAAACAAACTCTCTAACCTATCATAGTCATCGCCCTCTTCACCGCAGAACTCGCAGCTCTTACAACTACAACAACTACATATAAAATCCTTACAGGTACAAGAAGTCTTTTCTTCATCAGGTTCTGCTCTTTCCTGAATATAGAACACAGCCTTTCTATTACAATCATATTCTTCAGGAATATCTACTTCATATATCTCATAGATTGCCGCAAAAAACTCGTCCAAGCCTTCTTCTACTGCTCTTTCATAGTTATCTGCTTCAATACTACAATAATCTTTATCTTCTACATCTGCGCCAGGGTATGTATACCCAACCTTAATTACCCAATTAGGTAATTCATCAGACAAAAGACAAATTTTAGTCTCGCCAGTACGAGTAACAATTCCTTTTTCTTTTAAGAAAAGTCTATTATCAGTACTCCATTCAGCAAGATCAAGACCTTCATCACGTTCAACAACTACATCTAAGATGCCGCGCTCGATTAAATCTTCAACAATTCGTTTACTTGTTTCGATTTCCTGTAAAGTAGGCTTCATTTTCAACCCCTCTTTCATTTTCCTACATATATTATAACAGAAATTTCCGAAAAAGTCAAAAATAAAAGGGAGCTATGAACTCCCTTTTCGAACCTTCTATTAAAAACCTGAACTTACGGATAGAAACTATCAGTATAGAATTCCAAAACCTCATTCTCGGTTACAGTAGGTAAATTCTCAAAGAGAGTATTTATTTGAATACGTACAAAGTTACCTAACTTCATATTCCCTGTATACATATCAAATTCTACGAAATATTCCTCATTAAAGCGCGGTGCATCAATAGAATTTTGCATAATGTCCCAAATATCTTCGGGTGAAAGGGGTGCGAAAGATGCGCCATTTACAATGGCGTTACTCAAATTGTCATTAATTACTGCGGCTACTTCCTCGTTAATTTCGAGCGTAACCGAACGAGTAACTGTACTTTCTTCTGTACGAACAATTTTCATTCCAAAACTCCTTTCTATTTTTTGTAACTATATTATATCCAAAATTCGGATAAAAATCAAATTTTGATCTTTTCCTTTCCTAAATCAATTTCGTTATAAGAGAAGAAGTCTCCGAAATCAAGATAAGGGCACTCAAACTCATTACAATGTGTTACAACTATCTTATAAGGCGCGCCCTGTGCATCAGCCTCAATCCTCATCCTCAACTCGCGTGCGCGCGTCTCATCAAACTTACCATACCTCAAAGTACCCTGATATTCATTAGGGTGATTTGTAAGGTCTACCATAGTGGCGTTAATATCTTCCTTCGCGCACTCGCCATCAAAATGGCCATTGCCGTGCTTTGTAAGATAAGACCTCGTTACATAATAAGGAATGACTTCTGCGCCATTCGCTATCTTTCTCGCGTACGTAAGGTCTGTCTTTGTGGGAGTACCCCAAGGGTCAACCTCATCATCAAGCAAGAGACCCTGGCCATTCTCAAATACAACTCTCTCATACTGGCGCGCGAGGGTCTCATAATCACTTACACCGACAATTCCCATCATACCGATAATATCGGCCGCAAAGTTCTTGATTAGGCCATCTCCATACCAGACTTTCCATTCATCACCATCTAAAGTAATCTTGTATTCATCCAATATGCACTTAAAGTAGGAATCTCTAAGCCTCTTTAAGAGTTCTTCTATCTCTAAGTAGTGTTTCCCAATAAAGTCTCTCCAAAAAAGAGGAAAATATTTATTTCTGCGGACAGTTTCCCAAATTCCGTATCCACAACTTCCATGGCGGCCGCCGCATCTTCTATTCTCGAGCATGCGGTTAATCAGCATATCCCACGGAGTAGTAATGGTCGTGTCCCTATCAATGAAAATCCTATTCATCTTCATGCCGCAAGCCTTGAGTTTGCGGTACTCCATAAAAAATGTCATTGGATTAACCATATAGAACTTTGAAAAGTAGATATCTGCATATGCATAACCGGCGCCAAAATGAGAGAAGACATGACGTCTTCCTTCTGCGTCATATGCTGTGTGTCCGCGCTGCGGGCCTCCATTAGTCAATACATTTAGTGCCTTATTGTGGTTGAGAAAAGCCTCGCGGCAAAGTGCATTTGCCACGAGACCCTTCCCCTCATCACCATAATTAGCACCGATTACTACGTATGCTTTTACCACGTGATTTCTCCATTCTCGTTTCTGTTAACGCCAATTATATTTTCAACAAAACCAACTTCTTTATTAGCATAAGCCTTGACAATATCAACAATTGTATCTTCGATTTCATCAACCTTAGCTCTCAGTACGCGCTGACCGCCCATTATTTCTTCGAACGAATTACGTACTTCTTCCCAATCAAACCAAGCATCATGGTCTACATAGATATGGAAACATTCAAACTTCTTCTGTACTTCTTCGTACAAATCCTTTGTTTCAATGTCGTCCTGTAAATTATCACCAAGAACATCCTTGACACTAGCCCTACGGCCTGTCAAAGGAATGTAAGGATTAAGAGGTTCATCACCCATAGTAATAATGATAGGCTTTTTACCTCTCTTATCAATCGCATCAATCTTAGTATGCTTCAAAGCGAAATACCAAGCAAGCGAATAAGATTCATAGCTATTACCACCGCCGCCATGCTCAAACCAAATCTTATCGAGCTGTTCTGCGATACGTATATCAGACTCAAACTGGGATACCTGCAAAGGAGCCTGGTCATAAGCCATATCACCAATACCCATAGTCATAAACTGAACATCTGGAATCTCTTTATAAAGCTTGCCCATTACGACGCCGAGCTTTTTTGCTACTTCTATCGCGGCATCGCCCATAGAGCCAGTTACATCAAGAGCAAGAATTACCGGAGTAACATTTGGATGCTCCTCACAATCGCAGCACTCACGAATTACATTCTTAGGATTAAGAGCCGGATCGAGACGTCTAGCCCTATATACTTCCTGGACATCAAAATCTCCTACTACTGCACCGCGGTGGTCAACTGTACGACCTACGCTTGTAGAATATGTCCTAAAATCTTCATCTCTCCACGGACCGCTACCCATTTACTTCACCTCGCCTTTCGTATCGGCATCTGTCTTATCTTCCTTAGCGAAATCAAAAATATCACCAAAGAAATTTCCGCCGTTCATTATCATCATCATCGGCATTACGTTTGCCATACCATTGGTAGTATTAGAACCCTTCATCATCTCGCTCATAAGCATATACTTGAAAATCTTTTCAGTACCGCCAGTTTTCTTGAGATTACCAAACATAGATACAATCTTACCATAGAAGTAAGTATCGCCCATGAAGATGTGGCTGTCAGGAAGAATGTTCTCTACTACAGAGGTCTCATAGTTAAGGCACTTGATAGACTTATCCTCATTAACCTCGATTACGCACTTAGGTGCGCCGTTAGCAACAATGATATCGCCCTTCTCTACCTTATTTGTAGGAATAAGGAAAAACATATCCATATTACCCATAGAGAATACGAAATTATCACAGTTGGTGAGCTTATTAGTAGCCGCATCAAATGTCTTATAACCAGAACTGGTCTTAATGGCAATATCACCATTCATAGAGAGCTTGCACTTGTTAGCGTCAATCTTTCCAAACATTCCTTCGAGAAAATTACCCATAACTTTTATCTCCTTTTTATATTTATAAATTTTTTACCAAGAATTAAAACCACCCATACAATCTTTATGCACTTCTGAAGAACCGCCTACTATCATAGAGGTTGAGGGCATTTGTTCTATATGGTCCAAGATGTATTCTGTTACACCTTTACTGCCTTTAGCGGCTCTGAACTTTACCCATTTATCTTCAGTACTAAAACTAACCATATCGATAAAAGCAATTACTTCATTTTTGTCGATTGCATCGATGAACCTCATATGCGTTCTCCTTTCTTTTTATACTTATATTATATATAAAATTTGAGAAAAAATCAAATTAACTTTTACTCCATTCCACGATTTTGCCATTTATAAGGGTTGCACTATGTCTTTTTGCAGTTGATATAGCCTGTTTAGTTACGCCGCAATATTCGGCTACTTCTATCTGTTTCATAAACTTTATCCCGTCTATAATACATAGGTAGGGTACTTCTATATTTTTAGGAGGATAATCAGATAAATTATAATAACGGAAAAAATGGTCTTTATAAATCTTTCCTGATTTTAATGCTGCTCGAATTCCACCGTCTAAAAATTCTTTCGTAGTGGCTCCGCGTATATCGCGCGCGACCGCAACTAAACCACCATATCTATTATAAATTGCTACGCCCTGCTTATCTTCCATAATGCTCACCATGTGTGTACCTTACTTCTATTTGTATTTTTTCTTCTGCCCGATACCCAAATCAAGTTATCACGTGCGCGGGTGGCCGCAACATAACAGATACACCTTTCTTCAACACTTGAGTATCTCATTCCAACTACAACGACATTTGACCACTCAAGTCCTTTAGCTGAATGCACGGTCAATAACTTCACCGTATCGTGCTCCATTTTTTCATTAAGTTCTTCTTTTGAAAGGTCGCCCTGCTTAAAGGTCTCGTAGGGTACGCCAAACTTCTTACAAAGTAACGCAAAAGTATTGATTTCATTGTTGGTGCGGGTAAGAATCGCCCAATCTTTATAATGCCCGTCCTCTTTAATTTTAGAAAGAATAGCCTGAGTATCATAGGCCATTTCGGTTACTGTACCATTCACGCCCCTTTTTGAGATTGAAGTATCTTCCAAGCCAACAGGACGAATAAGACTTTTCGCAAATTTAAGTATGTTGTATCCATTACGGTAATTCTCATTCATATCAAATACAGCAACTTCTGAATCACGACACATTGATTGCAAAAGGTCAGGGCGGCCGCCACGCCATCTGTATATTGACTGGCGAACATCACCACAAATAAAAAAGTAATCAGGATTTAGTATTTCAAATAAAAACTCAAACTGATTTTCACTACTATCCTGCGCTTCGTCTAATAGTATCCATTCCATATGGCGAACACACTGAGGATTTTCTTTTATAAGAGAAAATAATTCATCAAATTCCTCGTTCTTTATGATTTTATCAGTTTTAATTCCGTGAGTTACTAGCATCCAGTTTGCGAGAGAATGGATAGTTCCCACGAACAAACCGTCCTTATAATCATCACCAAGTCGCTTGCGTAATTCGGCGGCGGCCATATTCGTAAAAGTAATGACTGCAATCTCCCGAGGATTGACACCCGCTCGCAGTAACTGACGCACCTTTTCAGTCATAAGACGAGTTTTACCTGATGCGGCAGCACTCAATACTATTGACTTATTACTCGGTGCGTTTAAAATTTCTGTTTGTAATTCTGATAATTCCATTAACCTTGCCTCTCGTTTAATCCAAAATTTTTACTATCAAAAAAATCAATCCAATACTTCTCCCGGTTTGATAGGTTGTCCTTTGGCACTTCTTCAAGCAACTCCCAGGTGAAGTTTTCAATTCCGTCTTTTTCAATGGTGGTGTGAAGGACAGAATGAGAGATAGTACCACAATGAAACGCACTCTTTGCGTGTTGAACCCATCTATCCTTCACATTAACTGATTTTCCTATATAGATTTCCCCAGTTTTAAGACGAGTTATTTTGTAGATGCCTGAAGGATTTTCACCTTTAAGAACTCTCTTAACCATTTCGTCTACTGATTTCTTTATGTAATTATCATACAGTAATTTATCCAAAATGTCAACTTTTGTGAGTTCTTTTCGAATAGATTGGAGAATTTCTAAATCGTGTTTCGAGGACTCTGGAAGTTGAACACGATAGAAATCCTGCTGTTCTTCGATGGCGCGCGCCCGCAAAATTTCTTGGTTAATGACATCACGGCGCGCCTTATAATCTTCTATCGTGGCAGTAAGCTCATCGAGTTCTTTCTTCTTTAAATTGCCTAATTCTTGAAGGCCCCTTTGATACTGGGTAGAATCGAAGGCTGCGGCCTCCTGTGCTGACGCCGCCCATTCTTCTACTTCTTTATTTAATTTTTCAAGTTCAGCTTTCTTTTTATTTTCTATTAAATTATTTAATTCTTCTTCGCGTACTTTATATAAGGTTTGGTTAAAATTCTTTTTTTCTTCTATTTCATTTAAAAGTTGTTGGAGTTGCTGAAGCCGCTCTTCATATTCTTTAGAGGTTACTAAAACCTTTTCTTGTGCGTCATGAAACCGCGCGAGAGTTTCCGCGCAATTATCTTCTAACTCTTTACGATATTTCTCAAAAAATTGGTTGCGAGTTTGTTTTGCTTTACGGTAATAAGCTATAAATAATATTACAAATATTATCAAAAAAATTATCGTAAAAAATAAAAGATAAATTAAGTCCCTTGTATCCATTACTCCTTTCCAAATCTCCTATTTTTATTCTACTAATAGTATAATCCAATTTCATTAAAAAGTCAAATTCTAAAGATAAAAATTGACTTTTAATTAAAAATTTGATATAATAATAATGTATAAGGAGGAATATTATGGAACAAAATGAATACGATGCATTAGTAAATGTAGCAATTATTAACTCTTATTCTTTGGGAAAAGAAAATAACTGTCTTTTACTCTATAACATCAATGTTAAGGATAAGCGCCATTTAGCATATATCCATATCGCCGGTTCGGTAAAGGACGTATTTGGAATTGATGTGTTTGTATCAAAAGGCGTAAGTATCTTCGACTATTGGAAAATATGTTGGAAGTGTAAGACTAAAAAGTGGTTAAAGCGCATTAAGGTTAATCCCAAAATTTCCTATACTCTTTTAGATGTAGAAGATTTCATTTCTCATATTGAAAAAGCCAATAATAAACCGGGTATTTTTGCGAAGATTTACGAAGAATATTACGAGGAATTTGATAGATGAATTACACTATTTATACAGACGGTGCAACAAGTGGTAATGGATACGAGGGTGCACAAGGCGGTTGGGCCTGGATTTTATTAGATGAAAATGAAAAAATAGTCTTAAAAAGTGTTGGGCATTTAGATAATACAACCAATAATATTTGCGAATTAACCGCAGTTTTAGATGCTTGCCATAATGCTTGGGCAGGTACAGAATTGCTCGACCCTAACCCTACTTTTACTATTTATAGTGATAGTTCGTATATTATAAACTGTTACAAAGAAAAATGGTATAAGAAATGGCAGCTTAACGGTTGGAAAAATTCTAAAAAACAACCTGTTGCTAACAAAGAACTTTGGGAACTTCTTATTCCATATTTTGAAGATTCAAGATTTACTTTTGAAAAAGTAAAAGGGCACGCTAATAACGAATATAATAATCTTGTTGATAAACTGGCTGTTGAAGCTAAAATGATTCTTTTAGGAGAGATAGATGGTTGACGTAATAATTCCGACATTTCGCGCGCGTGAGACCTTACCAAAAGCATTGGACTCATTAGTTGCGCAGACAAAGAAGATGTTTATCACTACAATAGTCCAAGATGCAGACGAAGAAGACTATTCTGATATAATCGAAGAGTATAAGAAAAGAGGACTTTCAATCCGCCTCGTAACCCTTAAAGATAATCGCGGGCCGGGCGGCGCCCGCCAGGCAGGTATGGACACAGATAAGATGTGCGATTACTTTATGTTCATGGATGCTGATGATATGTTGATGCCGCGCGCGGTAGAACTTCTTTATCGAGAGGCAAAACTCCACGACGCAGATATTGCAAGTTCTGACTTTATTGCAGAGCGCGAGGCCACTCCCGGTTTCTTAATGGATGTATTTGAAACTCCTGTAACCTGGTGTCACGGGCGCATCTACAAAGCCAAATATCTTCGAGATAACAACATTCGTTTCTTAGATGGGCTTCGCCTCAACGAGGATGCTTATTTTAATCTAATAGCTCATAACTGTACTTCTAATAAAATAAAAATAAAAGAAGTAACATATTTATGGAGAGATAATAAAAATTCTTTGACTCGCGCGCAGGATAATCACGAGTTCTTCATACGAAGTTGGAAGGATTACCTTACTAGTCAGGTAGAGGCTACACTTAAAATAATCGAATTAAAGGAAGAAGTTGCGCCCGACCTCTTAGGAGCCACGCTACTTTATTTGTATCACTATTGGATGATAGCCTTGCATTATAATTTAGTAAATGATGAGGCTAAGGAAGAACTCTTCAAATTAAAGAACAATCCAATCTTAAAGCAAACCCTTATCCAGGAGAACTTTTGGAGATATATCGTCGCCAATCTCAAAGGTGGTACTATTTGGGAAGATGATTTAATTTTCTACAAAGTTAGATTTAATGATTGGTTAAAAGAATATATTGCAGACAGCTTATAATAAGGAGAAGTAAATGAGTATCTACATCACTAACGGGGCGCCTGGCTCGGGAAAGACTACTTTTGAGGAAAACGTAAAGGCTATTGTAGGAGATAATTGTTATATTCTTTCAACCATTACTCCTATTAAGGAAGCCGCAAAACTTTTTGGTTGGGACGGAACTAAAGACTTAGAAAGTCGTAAATTTTTAAGTGAATTAAAAGACCTTTTAACCAGATATAATAATTATCCATTTAATTACATCTGTAATAAGGTTAAAGAAATCCAATCACAATACTATGGTTTCTCTAATTTTCCAACTATTTTTATAGATTGTAGGGAGCCGCAAGAAATAAAAAAACTCTGCGACGCTCTCGACGCAAAGTCTTTGCTTATACGACGCGCGAGTGCTGAAAATTCAGAAACATCCAATCACGCCGATGCGGAAGTATTGAATTATAATTACGATATTGTAATTGAAAATGATGGGGATTTGAGAGATTTTGCTTATAAGGCTATTAACTTTGTGAAGCAAGAAAGACTTTATGAGCAATACAAGGTATCAGTAAATCTGTTTGGGGAAATAGAAAAAGAATAATAGAAAAGAAAAACTCCGATAAATTACTTATCGGAGTTTTTTAATTCTTTGATTTGTTCATCATGTTTGCTGAGTATTGCGTCGTGTCTGGTAATCATTACATCGTGATGGTTAACGTGCTCAATTAAAGCCGATTGGTCATTTTTAAATTCCTTAACAGTAGCATTTAAGTTGTCCACCGCAGTACTTAACTGAGATAATGTACTAGCTATCTTGCTAGTCCAGCCAATTACGAGTCCGATCATACCCATTAAGCTAATAATCCCTAAAACTATTTCCCAGGTCATTTTTATCTCCTTGGGTATTCCCCACTTTCAGTCCTATATGTAAGTAGCAGTTTTTTACTTGCCCTCCCGTTTTTTGGTGCGAAAAACATCATCATTGTGAAATTTTGATTGTGCCAAAAATTTTTGAGCAAATAGGTCGTTAGTAGTTTTTATATTATCAATTTCCCAATAAGGAATACAATAAAGTTTCATGCCGCGCGCGAGGGCATAGGAGATTTTGCGGCGGTCCCTCTCTTGAGCTTTTGAAAATTCGGTTTTATTTTTATAAAATCTTTTTGTAGGGATGTAGTGCTGCTCGCCGTTAACTTCAACCAAAGTATTGATTTCGGGAAGAAAGAAATCATATCTATAAAGACCATTATAACAGTCCTTAAATATTTTCTCTCGCTCCACGTAAAAATGACCTTCAATAAGAAGGTCATAAACTTTTTTTTCAAGTGAACTCATCATACAAGCCACTCCGGTCTTTCGGGAATTACAAAAGTGGTAGTTACTTGCAACCAAGCTTCATAAAACTCATCAAGTTCAGCCAACTGCGCAGGAGTTAAAGAATCATACCAAAATTTACTTCTATCTACATAAGCAAAGCACTCATTCTTTCTACGTTCCCTCAGTTCCTCAAGGCGCTCTTCTTGTTCTAATTGTGCTCCTCTTTCTGCATCAAAAACAAGATTATTATTCTCTAATTTATATGCGCGATAGTGCGCAAGAAAATGGGTATAGTCCTCTGGGTCAGGTACTTGCACGGCATTTACCGGTATACCAAAAATAGCATATGAAATGACATAGTTCTGTTCATTTAAAATTACATACATATATTTTCTCCTTAGTTAATACCCCAAATACGTCTAATACCGCCCGCGCCAGTCTTTGCGCCCATAGTTAATGTTACGGTAGTTCCTGTATATCCTACGGTAAAAGTCATATACTTACTCTCATCCGCATAGCAGTATTGTTTACCTACACCGGTATCCAATCCATCACCAGGAATAACTGCGCTCGTATATCTTGAAGCATTATTAGTAATATCACCTTCGATAATATAGAACTTATATCCATAATCAAATGTCGTAGAGCCAGAAGACAAAGTACCATCAAAAAGCAAAACCGAATTGAATAACTTGGTTTTTTCTACTTTCCTTAATTCATAACCCTGCGCGGGGGTAGTCGTTTCACGCCAACAGGCTAGCCAAGTGACGTCATTTAACCCCAGGCCGCTATCAGAATATCGAGTATATGTCTTATCACTATTATTTGAATCTTTGAGATAAGTCGCCGCGGTAGCTGAATTGGCTGTTGTTGCAGAGTCAGCAGTAGTGGCTGAACCGGCAGTAGTTGCACTATCTGCCGTAGTTGCACTATCAGCATTACCTTGAAGGTTTCCTATGAATTTTGTAGCACTTACGTTGCCCGGAAAAACAGTATTTCCATTTTTATCTAAAAGGGTAGCCTCTTTAGCAACTGCACCTGAAGAATCATACTGTCTTACGTACAAAACGCCGGGAGTGTTGCCCATGGCAATCTCTCCGGTCGTATCGGTAGTATCTGTTCCACTAACTCTAAGCCAAATAGTATTGTTCGCGGTTTGTGGATTGGAGAACGCCGCACCGTTAGCATAGAGCTTACCGGTTCCACTATCTAATCCATCAACCTTACCATTTACTATACTTAAAGGTGAAGTAGCCTTTATTGTTCCATTAGGAAGCACACCCTCAATCGTATCAACCCTACTGGTTAATCCTGATATTTGAGTGGTATGAGTAGCAGAAGTATTGGATAATGTAGTGATGTTGTCTGATTCTACATTTCCGTTTACTTTCAAAGCGGGAGACTGGGAGGTAAATGTGGAGTTATCTTCTCCATTTATCTCAACCTTACCTACACTTCCTACCTTCTTCCATCTAAATGGAACTTTGGCCATTTATATTCCTCCATTAAGTAAAAAATCTATAATAATCTGTATCTTTAGGAGAGAGGTCAGGTCTCATTCGAACCAGTTTCGGGTGGCGCAATCCCTGATTTTCAGTATCCATAATCTGCATCGCAGTTACTTCTACCACTTTACCCTTATAATCCTTCCAATTTGCAAGGATTTCCTCTTCCAAGCCGCTAAGTGAGCCGATAGGAACTAACTTATCGTTCTTACGAATACCGATAATTAAACTTCCTGCCCACTCATTAAAGTAGGCTTTTGTAATAGGTTCTATACTTTTTCCGTTATAATAGTCTTTGTAATATTCGCCTTCGAGCTTTTCGCCTGTGAAAGTATCTTCCCAATATTTCCAAGTTTCGATTTCCTTGCCGCCATAAAGACGAGTAGGAGCATTCGCGCCAAGAATAACGACGTCGATTGTTTCTTGGAGTTCTTTCTTGATTTTGATTGTCATATGCGCGGGAGTACGCTTGAAGTAGATAGGACAATCCTTACGTGTAATTACGATGCCTTCGCGGCCGCTCGCAAGATATTCCTGGAGTTTTTCCCAAAGGATAGGTCCGCGGTAATATTTGGCCCATTCTACATATTCATTAGTAAGATTAGTATTACTTGAAAGACATTCAAGTACCTTTACCCTCTGCTCTATTGGTTTCTTTACGAAATCTTCATTATCATAAACGCATACATCAAAAATATAGAAATGGAGTTTCTGACCAGCTTCCTGACGAGCAATGCACTTCTCCTTCAAGCATCCAAGAAGTGAAGTAATCTTGTTTGAGCCTTCATTACCCGGAAGATAACACTCGCAAAGCAGAACCGTTCCATTCGGAAGACTATCCATAAATGGATGAAGTTGAGGAACCCACTCGTATTTATCGATTGCACCATTAACCCCTTTACTGCGCGCAATCATAAAACAGTTGCCGTCCTCATCTTTAATGAGTCTCTGATAGTATCCGTCAACCTTAAGAGCGCCGAGATAGTCACCGCTAAATATAGCATTATGTACTTCAGCTTTCTTCTTATCGTCGGTGTAGGATGCGGGGAATGACCAATAGCGCATACTTTCCGCATTTATCCAATCAATTCCATTTACAAATCCCTTCATTTATATTTCTCCATTCTTTTTTTCTATACTATAATTATACATCTATTTCCCAAAAAAATCAAATTTTTAGATTCGCGCGCGAGGACGCTACTTTTTAGTATAGGGTAAGACTAAATATACTTAAGGAGGAAAAGGATATGCTTAAAAATCGTATTGAATCTTTGGATTTCTGGAAGAACGCGGGCCTCAGAGCTTTAAGAACTTTCTGCCAGACAGCAATCGCCACAATCGGTACGGCCGCTCTCATTCAG